CCAATGCCAGATGCGCCGATGTAATCTCGCGCCCTCTCTCGACTCTCTCTGGCATAACCTTCATCAATGGCCTTTACGGTATCTTGAGCTACTGACATTTGTTTTCCTTTTGATTTTGGTCGGCGAGGTGGGGAGGAACACCTCGCCGACCTGCGGACGGGACTCACCTAAAAGGGAATATCATCGTCCATACACATGTCTTTTTTGGGAGATGATTTGGCTTCAGAAGACAAATCATTTAAAGGCATGAAAGATTTTATTTCAGTAGTTTGCACCTCACGCCCCTCGTTATTTTTCCATGGTTTACCTAAGCCAACGCGGATTCTACACTCAAGATTTTTGAGTGTGGAAATATCTCTAGGATTGTCGGGCGAGGGGTGTCCAGACGAAACCAAGAAGGTTTTCAACTGACGAAGAGCAATCTCCTGCGCTCGTGAGCTAGTGTGTCTGATATTTAGGATTTGTCGAATATCACCAGAGCCTTCAGTGTCCGCAAGCTCAATGACTAGCTTCTTGTTACTACCCACACCATCTTCAATCCGGGCGTCCGTACACTTTACATGGTAGACGCCCTCTACAAGACGAGAGCTTCCTGTGCTTTCTTCTACACCTGACAAGTCAAGGCTACCAAAATTCCAATCGTTCATAATTTACTCCTCTGGGTGAGCCATTCGCGCAAGAAGCGCAGTTACGTCATCAATCTTTTCATACGGCTTCAGAACATTCATCGGGTCACGAGTTTTCCCGTGCCAGCCAGACACCTCGTCCGTGACGATGTACCTAGTGACTTTAGGCATGCCCTTGTCGTTCGTCTCAGTTCGACGAACACCACATAAAACATGGTCAAAGAGGGCAGGAACTTGTTTGGCTACCGCCGCACCTTTGACCATGGGCCAATAATGGGTCACATCATTGGCGTCCTTTTCCTCTTTCGCGAGACATGTCACATAGACGTGCATCGGCAAGTCTCTGATCCATTTCAGCGCACCGATCATAATCCGTGCGTTGTCGCCATAGAGTTTGAAGTTGTTGCCGTCTTTGTTCTCGGCTTCAAGATGCTCCATCAGACGGTCAGACATCTCTGTCAGACTGTCGATGGCAATCCACTTGTATCCTGCCTCGGCAAACTCAGGAGTCTTGATCATCTGCATGATGCCGACAAAGCTAAACACTCCCTCTTCGGGGTTGTGTTCACCACGCCACGAAGAGAACGGAACATAGTCGATGTCCACGTCTTCGATTGACTTCAGTCCCGCCTCACCAGACAGAATAAGTCCCTTGCCAAACCGCTTCTCGTAGTACCGACACTGATACGTCTTTCCAAAACCATGGTGTGCATACAACAGGGTCTTAGTCGGGCCATCTTTTTGGATGTCCCTTGTGCTAAATGTCTTAAACATTAGGGCTGATCCTTACTTTTGGCTTTTCAAGATTGCGCGTCAGAGCATGCTTCAACTGTGACTGCTGTTCTGTTGGAAGTTTTTGAAACTTGCGCTTGTCGACAGTGAGTGATCTACGCACGAACTCAGGGAGCGGGGCTTGACCGAAATGCGTCTCAAGAGCCTCTTTATCCCAAGACCAACGCTCTGTTCGGCTAACCACTATGTCATATTTGCCAGCAGACTTCGACAGCGTCCCGCCCTCTTCGGGGAACAGGCGTGCTATCTCAGCCTCTAACTGACCGATACGATGCTCGACGACCTCACGCTCAAGATGTAGATGGTAAAGCTCATTGGCTAGAGGCTCTAGCCGTTCCGAATGGATATCAGCAGGTTTTTGTTCGTGTTCCCGCTCAAACACTTGCCAGTTATCTGTCATATTTTCTCCTTTTCAACACCAGCAAATCGTTTGGTGTCTTGTCAACACCTATAGGTGTATAGTAAACAAGACGTGAATGCAAGCAACTTTTGGAAAGGAACACCATGAAGCTGAACATCCAAAAACTTATTTCAGATTTGGGAGGAGCGTCATCGGTTGCACAGATTACTGGGGTTGTCCGCACAGCACCGTATGGGTGGGTGTCCCGCTCGTATGTTTCGAGTCACGTTCTTGAGAAGATCAAAGAACATGACCCCGACTTAGACATTGACATTTATTTTGAGGAAAAACATGACGGGAAAACTGGAAGCGGCTCTTGAGTATCTGGACAGGGGATGGGCAATTATCCCCATCCGACCAGAAGCCAAGCGGCCACAAATTAAATGGCGGGAGTTTCAAGACAGACTACCCACAGAAGATGAAGTTATTGACTGGTGGACAAAGTGGCCAGACCACGAAATCGCAATCATCACGGGCGAGATCAGCGGCATTGTCGTTGTAGACTGTGACAACCAAGAGGCGTTGGAGCATGCCCTTAACACAGGTATGCGCTCACCCATACAGGTAAAAACAAAGCGTGGGGTGCATCTGTACTTCGAGCATCCACGCGACGGCGTTCGCCGTGGCCCTCGCGCAGGAGTAAACAGCACTGGCTCAGACTGGCCGAAGATAGACGGCCTCGACTTCCGGGGTGACGGCAGCTACGCGCTGCTGCCGCCGTCGAAGAACTACGTCTGGGACTATGCTGCTGGCTGTGACTGGGACGACTTGCCTGTCTGGAAAGATTGGAAGCCATCCTTGCCAGCGATGGACGGACTTGAGTTTGAGTTCAGTGAGCTTGACTTGTCGTCGATTGACCCGCTGAACCCAGACGAGTTTATCTCGGAATGGGATCGGACAGCGAAGTTTGTACGGGAAAGATTCCCGTCGACCCTCCGCATTCCGTCTGGTCTTGGCAACGGACGCAATGAACGTGTGATGAAGTACATCAGCGAGAGCATACTCGAAGGCTGTTTTGGCCCAGAGCTACGTCTTCGCGGTATCGCGTTTATGAATGAGTTCTTCGAGACCGCTCTCGATGAGCGGGAGTTCGAGGCCACAGTTGCCTCGATGGAGCAAGCCGAAAAACGCAACCACCCAGAGCGGTTCAACGAGAAGGGCGAGTATATCCACAAGCCTAACATCTTGCCGAAGGACAACAGGGAGTTGCGTGAGCGTCGACTTATCCAGATGCAGGATGCTGACCAACTGCTCAAGGACGCAGACGCAAAGCAATACCTCATCGAACCATGGCTCCCAAAGAACACAATCGTGCAAGTCTTCGGCTACTCTGGCCACGGTAAGTCTTTATTTATACAACATGCTATGGGCGCACTGACGGCTGGCAACAGATACTTCGGGCCATTTGAGATTGGACGCCCTGCTCGTGTCCTGTACATGGACTTTGAGATGGGCATGGCAACCATTGCTCGCCGCCTGATGGACTTGAAGAGTGTGCATAATGATACACAGGATAGGCTCAACATCTGGACGCCATTCATCGACAAGCGCGAAATCAATCTACACAACCGTGAGGGACTGCAAGAGTTGCAGGGGTGGATTGAGTTCTGTGACCCAGACGTAATTGTCATTGACACGATACGATCTGCCTACCCCGGACTACAGGAAAACAGCGCAGACGAATGGTCGAAAGTGAACCAGCTCGCAGTCAAGCTCAGAAACTCTGGTCTATCTGTCGTGCTTGTGCATCACAGCAACAAGCCCAGCGAGAGCGGTATCGGTCGTGAGGCTGGGTCAACCAACCAGCTAACCGTCTTAGAGACCCAGATCAAGGTGACGCAAGTCTTCGAGGACGAGGACACGGCAAAGCAAAACGCTGCTATTTATGATAGCAACTATGAAACCCCCGTCTGGCCCTTGCTGCGTTCTAGTCTGAGTGAAGACTTTCGTCTCTACATGGTGATGGAGATACGTTACGGCAAAGTCCGTGAATGGACAGACTTGCATGACCGTGTGCAGTGGGTTGGCTTTGCGGCGAACGACATAACTGGAGAGAAGAGAGTGGTGTCCAGCAAATCTACAAAGCAACGCGCAAAGGAAATGGCACTCAATGGCTATGACACAGTGTTCATTGCAGACAAGCTAGGTCGTCCGCTTACTCTTGTTCGTGAGTGGCTTGAGATGGACGTATTGACTTAACTTTTGCGCCGGGGAAATATTCTCTGACTTTATCTATCCACGCCGCTATCTCTGGATATCGGCGTCTGTTTTCTTCCTTGTCCCCCGAAATTTTGACAGCGGATTTTGAGGCTTCGACTCTTGTCGAAAGTTGTCGGCACTTAATCCAATCAAGGTACACCTGATCTTTTTTTGTAAGTTTTTTTCTTGCCATTTTTTTGTAGCTTGGATGATACAACCGCACGACTTCGTCTCAACGCGTTTCGTCTAGTCTCGAAGTCGGCCCCCTTGGGGCCGTCTTCGCCGTCTCAACGCTAAGACGGTTGTATCACTTTTGAGTGGATAGTTCAATGGGTGTTTGACAAACACCTTTTGGTGTTGCAAAAATACAACAAATGTCTATACAGTTGTACTGTCAACCAACCACAGGGGTGTTCATGCCAAGGGTTGTTCGCGTCACTGACGAGGACAAAGTTTGGCTCCAGAGAAATCACAAAGATTACACCTATTCTGACATGGCACAGCGCATAGGTTGCTGTGTTGATACATTGAAACGCATTCTTGTACGCGAAGGTTTACAAGAATTCGATGGGGCCAAGTATCAAGTCCGAAGAGATTTTGAAGAGAAGAGTTGGTCGCGCCCATGTATGGGATGTGGCGATACAAAAAAACGCCCGAAAAACTGGTTCTTCTGTAAGTCATGCCGAAAAGAACTGGGGTACGAAGATTGACAACCTCTTCTAAACGAAAGGGTGATGGCTACGAGCGCGAACTCGCTACTTACATTAATGAGAAAACAGGTCTGCAAACCGCACACCGCGCCCCGCTGTCTGGCGGTGGTATGGTCGGCCTGTCTGGTGGAGCAGACATCATCGGCGTTCCAGAACTTTTTATTGAGGCCAAGCGTGTTGAACGTCTGAACTTCCTCGATGCGATCAGGCAGGCCGAACGAAACAAACAAAAAACAAACTCTCCAGAAATACCAGTGGTCATCAACAGAAGGAATCGCATGGCCACTGGAGAAAGCCTGTGCCTTGTGCGGCTAGATGACTTTCTAAAACTTTACGTTAGTCATCTCAAAGAAATGGGTTGTCATGCAAACTCGGAAATGCCCACGATGCCTACAAAAAAAGACAATTTCTAATTTTAGAAAAAGGTCTGGCGCGGACGCGGTAAAGAGAAACAGAGTCGGTCAACCTTATGGAAACTGTCGATCCTGCGAAAACAAACGGAGAGGCGACACACTTCGTGGCTCTCTCGGCGTCTTGCTCCAGCATGCCCGCAAGAGATCAAGGGTCAAGGGCGTTAGATGTGATTTGACAACAGACCAGCTCATCCAACTGGCTCATTCCCAAAAGAGCGTCTGCCCTCTTTCGGGGCAGCCGCTGACTTACGAAACAGGACATGGTGTCGTTTACACCAACGCATCCATAGATCGCATAAAGCACGATGGAGACTACACTTTGAGTAATGTGCGTCTTGTCTGTCGAGTGGTCAACACAATGCGCTCACGTCTGACGGATCATCAACTCTATGAGTGGTGCTTGAAGGTTGTCGAGAACGGACGACCAGATTAACCACACATGACATGATATCGAAATGGCCAAGAAAAAGCGTTGCAACGTATCCCTCTCCGTCAAGCGCGGAGAAAAGAAGCCAGCCAGCCAAGGTGCAGGACTGACTGCCAAAGGCCGTGCCAAGTACAACAAAGCGTGTGGCTCAAAGTTAAAAGCACCGCAACCCGGTGGCGGCAAACGACGCTCGTCTTACTGCAAGCGCAGCGCAGGACAGATGAAGATGCACAACATTTCTTGTTCCAAGACGCCAAAGAAACGTATCTGCGCTGCGCGTCGCAGGTGGAAGTGCTAGATGTCAGACGATTACTGGGATCATATTTCCGTGCAGATCGCGCAAGAGATACGTCAGTGGTCTGACGAAGTTCTCGAACACCCATGCGAGTCTTTCGCCAATCTCCCACCATGCCCCTATGCACGCAGTGCGTGGAATGATAACCGAGTCATGATCCACGTCACTTCAGACTTGGAGGCAGTCACGGAAATCAAAGCGTTCTTCCCACCAACGGAAGATTCGCTCCACATCGTGGCTTGGACTGACTTCGATAACATGACAGCCAATCAGTTCAACGAATGGATCGAAGCAAGCAACGTGAATCACTTTGGAGTCTGGCTTATGGGCTTCCATCCAGACGGAGACGAAGACGCATTAACACCTCACTTTTCTGGTCTCATTGAGGACGACTACGCACTTATTCTTGTGCAATCATTGGGACACTTGGTTAGAGCCTCAGACGCTTTACGCAAGACAAACTATTACAACAAGTTCCCATCGCGGGAGCTACAATATATCCAGAAACGCAAGGAGATTTACGATGCGTGGAATGAAAAAGTCGATGAAGAAGCCCATGCCAGCAAAGAAGAAGGCTGTATCGAAGCGCGGCATAATGGCCAAGAAAAAATCCATTAGGAGAGCATAATGATCCGCAAGAACCGGGGGCTTATCTTCGGTACTCGCGGCAAGTCTCGTGGCCAGCAGACGATGCGTGTTGGCCAGAACCCTTATCGCATGATGAGCAACATGCCAACGCAATTTGGGAGAAGCACAAATGTTAGCCCAGTGTTTGGTAATCGTCAGCGAGCTATGCGGAGACGCTAATGGCAAGCCCGCGCGTAAAGAGAGTCGCACGCAAGACGCAGTCTGCAAACATGCAGCATGCGACCTGCCCTTGTGCGTTGAGAGGTGCAAATGGCAAGAAAGCCAGCAAAAAGGCCAAAGGCTAAGACGTCTGCTAAAAAGGACGCTTGCTATCACAAGGTCAAGTCTCGCTACACCAAATGGCCCAGCGCATATGCATCAGGCGCGCTTGTAAAATGCAGAAAAGTCGGT